TTTGCATACTTTTATCAGAAGATGCAGCAGTAGGATTGTCTGTATCTTGACCTTTATTCTTTGCATCAGCTTTAGATTTTTTTAAAGCATTTGCATCATTAGAATTCTTATTGGTATCAGAACCATTTGGACCAATATATGGATTAATACCCCACTGAGTACCAGATGTAATAGTATTTGCTCTATAAAATACATTAGGATCAGTTACTCCATGATTTGAACCATCTGGAGCTAATGAACCTGGATTATAAGAAACACCACTCACCAACTGCCCCATTCTTGGAGCAGAGTGAGAATCTTGACCCATATTACTATTGTCTGTTTCTAAATCAGCCATATTTCGGCACAGCTCCTTTATGTAAAGAACCTAATATAAAAAATTTATCTTCACCATCTTCACCTTCAGTGTGCATTCCAATGACAGTAGACTGTGGATGATAATTAATAGATTCACCATATCCATTAAGTGATGGTGAATTATTCATAACACAATGGGAATCAGGTAAGTCATCTATAGCTATAGGATTTGGTCCGACGTTGTGGTAACCATGCCAAGAAACCTTTACTGTATGTGGCATAGAATTATTTGCCACTTGTACAACCGTTCCCATCACTAGTGTTGGTTGAAACATTATGCACTCTCCTGCTGATAAGCGCCCTTTAAGCATTCTAAATTGGTAACATGTCGCGGTCTAACTTCAGGACCACGAATTTCATGGTGTGTTTTTGCTATTAACCAGCGTCCACTCATCTGAGGTTCTGCTTGATTACTAGACGTTGTTCCAATAACTCTATTTACATTTGCCGTGTGTGTTTTCCCTGGTTCAAGATTAGGATCACCAATAACCGTCATATGCATAAGCTGTTCTTGCATTGCCGCTAAATCTAAATGTTTATATGGTGTTGCATCAGGCTGATAAGTCATGCCGGTTTTTGTTACTGGATTTGTATGTGTTGTATGCATAACAGGTTTAAAACCATTAGAAAATATATTAAGAAAAGTTTCTAATGTTGTAATAGCAAAATTACCTAAAAGCTTTAATTCACTAGCCATTGGTTTTATATCTTTAGAAACAAATCTATGTGTATGTACATCAAACGTCATTACACGATTATTCATAACACCCGCTTGAATGCGATTAACTGCATCCATATTCTGTTTAACTTCCCACGCAAGGATATTATCATCAACTGTTGTACCAAGTTTATGACCAATAGTGTTAATTTGTTTAAATGTTTTTACATCACCTTGTTGCAACATATATTCTAGAGATTGAAAATAAAATCCTCTCCACGTTCTCCAGAACATATAATTAGAACCTTTATTTTGAGCAGACACTGCTTGTTTACGCAGATCTTCTATAGCTTGCATTGCAGGTTTATTAGGAATAATCTTTTTCTGATTACCTTTTGTTGACTCAGCAAAAACTGGTAAACTAGTATTCAATTTAGTTTGAATGATATCTTGTACAATATTATCAATAGTTGTATTATATGTTTTTTGAACGTGATTCACTTGACCATGCATAGCTTCACGCGTGATACATTCAATTTTATATCTTTTAGATTTGAGAGCACCTTCTACCGATACATCATGAACTGAATTAAGATGAAATTGATATTGACACGAAGTTCCACTTGGTGTTCTATAAGCAAATGAAACTGTTTCATCACCAGCTATTTGAAGTTGTCCTAACCAGTCTTTATCATCAAGAACTTCAAATGATGCTAATACAACTGGGGCAAACATTGTTTCATAAACATCGCCAGAAAGAAAATTAGGGGCTGCCTGCCAAGATCCTGATCTTGGGGAATTAACAGTTAAATCATCAATAAGAATATCTCCAGGATTATATCCACCAGCCATTATTTAACACTCAATAGTTGTTTAAAATTAGTAATATATTGTGGTACATATTGTGGTTGCATAACACGAATTGTTCTATTGCCTTCATTTTTTATATTTTCCATATCGTAATAATATATAGGAGTCCAATAAGCAATTTCATTTGCAGGTATAGTATTTACAGATGATAAAATACCATTAATTATAACATTAGCAGTACTGCTAGTTCCATATATATAACCATTCGAAATAGTTGTATTTCCAAATGTATGTTGAACTACGAGAGCAGATGAATTGGATTGAACAAATTGTGCTTGTCCATTACCATTTAAATTGACAATTTCATTGCTAGTAAATGTATTTACAGATGATGAATAAGCATTAATACTATAAGTTACCACTTGATTAGTTGATGTTGACCAGTCAGATTGAACTCTAGCATATTCAAAAATATCACCTCTAGAATTAAGAACTGGTTGCCAGTATTTCATTCTACCGATATTACCACTAATCTCTGCTGTATATGCTGCTGGGGTTAATGCCGGTTGATTAGCCCAATTATTCTGCCAAAAAGCAACCGTCTGCATTGCATTAGCAACAGAACCATATTTTGTTTCTATAAAACTATTAAATTGATCTTGTGTCAGATACCATTCATAATAAGGATCTACAATATCATTAGTAAGATATAACACCCAACTAGAAAACTGGTCATTAAAGTTATAATAAGCAACCTGATCTGCTCTAGATCCATTGGTAATATCTACAGGATAGAAAATATAAGGATTCTTTTCTACATTTTGCAGCGTAATTACACGTTCTGTGATATCAACAACAGCTGTATTAGATGAGCTATTGCCGTATTGAATTACATTAAAGTTCTTAAAATAAGTTTCATATGCCATATTAATTACCCACCTGGAAGCCAGGATTGAATTTGTGTAATACCTGATTGTAATACACCACTGGCTGCAGAACCAAGTGATGCGGCTGTTACCTGATTACCAGCAACACCATAATCACTTGATAGCCAGAATTCAATTTCTAATAGATTTAAACTAATAGCAACTTCAGTAGGTGCTTTTGTTGAACCAAAGAATGATGGTTGATTAGAAGGAGTCCAATTCACTTGAAATGATTCAACTACAGCTGGTTTAAAAACATATGTAAAATAACTACCATTATTTACACTGACTTGAGCTTGTACAATGTTAGGATATGTAAGCAATGTTCCGCCAAGAGCAGAATTTTGATCTGGTAACATATTACCTTTAAATGTATTAATAATGCTATTAAGAGTTGCTGATTCTTGTTCATTTGATGGAGATAATTTCCATTCTAACGTATGCTTTTTAAATTGAGGAGATTTAAACATAACAGTTAAAAATGGATTAACAGCAACACCATTCATTTGGCCGACAGCAGAAGCGATTGGACTGTTAAGTGTATTTGTTAATGCACCAACCGCAGCACCAGCATATGGAACATTCGCGGCCTGTGCAGCAGCGGCTCCTAAAGCCGCCCCACCGCCAACAACATTACCTTTTTGTAATTGATTAATACCAACACCCAATACAGTGCCTAATTTTTCTTCATCATATGAAACACCTTGATTATCTACCATAGAATTAGGCAATGGCAGACGAATGGTTCCAGCATCATTATAATAAATGTTCTGCTGAGTAAGATTTGGCATCTGATACTGGTAGAAAGAAAAAGAAATCCAGTAGGGTTGTTTCTGTAAATCTTTAGGAAAATACATACTTCCACTAGATGCATTTCCTATTACTGGCGCAACACTAGCATTATTTGGTATACTGGCCGGCATCGAAATTCCTTGATAAATATCTTTTTATTATTACATCTCAGGTACTATGAAAACATATAAAGGTTATTTTAAACCAAGAAATCCAAAGAAGTACCGCGGTGATCCTACTAATATTATTTATAGGTCTCGATGGGAAAGTCTCTTAATGTCAAAACTTGATGATCATCCAGATGTTTTAAGTTGGGGGTCAGAAGAAGTTGTAATACCCTATCGCTCACCTATAGACGGTAGAATTCATAGATATTTTGTTGATTTTATAGTAACAGCCATAAATAAACAAGGTATTAAAGAAACTACATTAATTGAAGTAAAACCGGCTATCCAAACTAAACCACCAGTTTTAACTGAAGGTAAGTCAAAGAAAAGCCGTAGATATATCCAAGAAGTTATGACTTGGGGTGTCAATGAAGCAAAATGGAAAGCTGCAATTGAATATTGTAAAGATCGTGGATGGAAGTTTCAAATATTTACTGAGAAAGAATTAGGTTTAACCTTTTAATGGCATCATTATTTCAAACAGTATTGGATAACGCTAGTGCTAGCGGTTTAAAAACTGGCACAAAAGAAGCTATTGATTGGTTTCGCAAAACAGCATTATCCATTAAAAAAGTAGATCGCCAACAGATTCTTGGCGCTAATATGCCGTTTAAAAGATTCCAGGTGCTATCTGAGAAAAGCATTGGTAAAATGTATATGTTTGTGTATGATGCTAAAACAAAAAACTTACCGTACTTTGATGCTTTTCCTCTTATTTTTGTTATTGAATACTATGGTGATAGTTTCTTAGGAATTAATCTACACTATCTCCCACCAGTATTCCGCGCAAAACTTATGGATGCTTTGTACAACACTCTAAATAATCAGAAATATGATAACACGACTATTCTTAAAATTTCATATCAGATATTAAATAGAGCCAGTCGTTTCAAGTGGTTTAAACCCTGTGTCAAAAAGTATCTATATAGTCAGGTTGGTTCGCCTTTTATCTATATAGCACCAGATGAATGGGATTTTGCGTTGATGTTACCAACTGAAAACTTCCAAGGTGCAAATAAACAAAAAGTATTTAAAGATTCTATGTCAAAGGTTTAAGAATGGCATTCAATATAGCAGATTTTCAAAGTCAAATAGCTGAAACTGGCGTACTTCAGACAAATAAATTTGACGTTCAGATTGTTCCGAATGGTTCTTTTGGTGGTATGAATGTCGTGGGTGGTGATGGTTCTGTTACTAGCATAGGCAGCACGACTGATGATGCGCAGTACCGTTGTATTAATGCGACCATTCCTGGTCTTACTATGATTACAAATAATATCAATCGTTTTGGTATTGGTGTTTTTGAAAAGATGCCTGTATCTGCCAATTACACAGACGTATCTTTGACTTTCCTTATGGATCGCTATGGGGATCAATATAATTTTTGGTATACTTGGTTTAATTATGTGTTTGGTATTAATGGTGAGGAATCATCATCAAACGTATTTGGTACTACATCATCAACTAATACGCGCTCATTTTATACAGCAGAATACAAAGATAACTATTCTGCTACCATTACAATTACAGTTTATGATAATGAAGGTAATCCTAACTTAGTTGCTACATTACTTAAGGCATATCCTATTTCAGTGAATGAAGTTCCTTTAAGTTGGACTGATAATAACAATTTAATTAAATTAACAACAACCATTACATTCCGCGAATGGGTTCTCGGAGATGGTCAAAATAACGCATCATTGGCTGCTGCAAGATAATACAACGTGAGGTAAATTATGGCACTTCCTAAACTCGACTATCCTACTATCAACATTTCTATTCCTCCGGAAAATAAGAAATATAGATTCCGTCCCATGCTCGTGAAAGAAGAAAAGCTTCTTCTGATGGCAAAGGTTTCGGCGGAGGATACAGATATTCTACAAGCCATTAGACAGGTAGTGAATAACTGTTTACTTGATACTACGTTAGATGTAGATTCTCTCCCTCTATACGCTCTCGAATATATCTTTATTCAACTTCGCGGTTTTTCTATTGGTGATAAAATTGAGGTGTCTTATAGAGATCTTGAAGATCAAAAGAACTATGATTTTGAAATTGATCTAAAGAAAATAGATGTTAGCTTTCCTGAAAATATAGATAAGGTGATTAAAATTACCGATAAATCTGGCATTGTTATGAAATACCCAACTGCAGAGATCTATACAGATCAGACATTTCTTAAATCAGAAGGCGAGGAAAGTTTCTACCGTCTTATTGTTCGTTGTATTGATCAAATTTATGACGAAGATAATGTATACCCAGGTAAGGATTTTGATGAGGAAGCTCTATTAGAGTTCCTGGAGTATATGGATATTCCTAGCTTTGATAAAGTCAGAAGCTTTATGTTAAATCTGCCGTCTGTATATTATAAGATTGAATATAAGAATTCATTAGGCAATGATCGATCCATTGAGTTGAAAAATCTTTCTGATTTTTTTACCTTGCGCTGAGTCATAACACTTTGGAGAATTATTACCAAACAAACTTCTCCTTGGCTCAGCACCATAAATACTCAATAACAGAAATAGAAAACTGGATCGTATTTGAGCGTGATTTATATGTGGAAATGCTTGTTGGTTATTTAAAAGAAACAGAAGAACGTCAACGACAACAGGCTAATTAATGGCTAAGAAACCAGGCAAATATATTGCCATATTAGGCAACACAAAATACTATCAAACTCCAGATGGTAGAATTGTTGATGAGAATGGCGCTTTAGCTCCAAAGCAAATCAGCACAATTTTAGCTGCACAAGTTTCACAACCAGCGGCGCCGGTGGCTCCTTCACCAGCAATGCCACCAGAAGAGCCTCAATCTACTTCACAGGAAAGCAAATCTAGATTATCTAGAATGTTTCCTTCAATATATGCTATAGCAGAAGCGGTTAGAAAGATCAATCGCGATAGTGATCAGAAAAAAGCGGCTGAAGAAAAGCGTCAAAGTGAAAGACGAACTCGCTTCTATGAAGTCATAGAAGACAAGTTAGATGACGTTAACGAGCGTCTCACGGATGTTATAGCCGTTCAGGAAAGAACGGCTGGTATTCTATCAGAAATAGCTGAAGCAATTAGTCACGCCGCTAATGGAAATCGCAGTGGAATTTTAGGCGGAGGGGGCGGAAATTTAGGCCGTAAAGCTCTAGCTGCTGGTGGTCTTCTTGCAACCGGTGCTGCATTAACTTATTTTGCTAATAGAAAAAAGAATGACGCAGAACCAACTGCTGCACCGCCTCCACCTTCTAATAATACATCAACGCAATTCGATGTTGGAGCTGCAATTGCTGCCGGCGGTGGTGATACTAGCACGCTCAGTGCTTATAATTCTGTCGCACCATCTCCTGCTACAGGTAGTTCTGATACTAAAGAAACAAAATCAGTCAAAGAAGCTCGCGCTAAGAAGAATAAAACAGAAG